GAAGACTTTGTTGTAAAATGAATGCTCTGCAGAGAGTAGCTTAGAGCTAACATGGGCATCGAATCTGCTGCAATCAAGTTCCAGATAAACTGGGTCAACAAACCTTGAGATCATATCGGATAACATTATTCCTTTGTCGGCATTAGATAGTCCTTTAGTTGCACCAGGGGTACATCTATAGAAGGGCATCTCCAACGCAAGTGTGTATTGTGCTAGACGCGCTGAGTAGGCAATCCCCCGAAACTGGATAGCTCTCGGGTCCTTTACACACGGCGACTCGTCCTCTTCCAAAATCAACTTCTCAGCTTTTACAAACATAGTTACTTTGGCATCACGGGCGGACACGGAACGGTATTTCAACTCCTCGTACGCTTCTGAGTATAGCCTTGCCTTGTTAGTCGAAGGGCCATAGTAGTTTAACACAGCCGATTCAGACATCGGACGAAACTCGAGCGGCATATCGCCACTGTGGTGTTTTGACTCGGTACCAAGGCGCATGGCCTTGGCTTTGAGTGAAAATAACTTACGGAGTTTGTCGATGCCCTCTTGACTGGGCTTCGGTACTGGGAATAGTACCCTATTTCTGGCGGCGGCCATCTCATTACATGGACATGCATTGTCAACGTAGAGTCGACGCTGCTGCGCGGGATAGTCCATGGGCAATTTATAGAGTCTCGGCTTCTCTATACATTCAGCGAAGTCGGGGCAATGCAATATCTTAGCACTTGGCCTTAAAGGCTTAAGTGGCTGGCTCCTGTGGCATACTGTCTCACAAGGCTCTAAGATCCCGACCCCGCTGTCCTATTTTGTGATTAGAGAGCGTGTCCTAAACATCGGGATGTAACTCCTAATGTCGAACGTGCCATCTTTAAACCACTGGAAACGACTACCCAAGTCGCCCTGCCTATATAGGAGCCCACTTCTTCTCAGCTTGGAGTATACGTCTCTACTGCTCAAGAAGTCGGCGATGGCGAGATCTGGGGATATATCACCCATGACCTCAGCCACCACCTCGGCAATGTTTTTGGCATCCAAGTTTTGGTATCTCTCATCCTCCGCGACAAGATTCTTTACCTTCTTCAAGGCAAAGTCTAGTGTTGTCACACTATCCTTGGGACGGCCTAGCACTGCGATAGCTAGCTTGGTGACGAGAGGGCCCAGGTCTACCTTAGACGCAGCAACAATGGCGTTGATGGTCTCTATTGCATGAACGGACTGTAAAAGTCTCCGCTCTTGCCGATCCTGGTTGCCGTGTGATGTGCCACGACAATTGGTGCACCAGCAGTCATCCATTGGGCCGACGACTGCCAGACATTTTGTGCACCGCACCTTTCTCTGCACGTTGGGCACCGTAGTGGCAACGCGGCAAGAAGGCTGGGCCGCTTGCGCGGCCGCACAACATACAGTTGTGGGCTGTGGAGGGTTTACTACCTTCTTTCCACGAGCTCTTGTGCGCTTGCGCGACTTAACCTGCTTGGCCTTAGAGGCGCCGGCAGGCTTGACCTTGATAACTGGACACTGCTTTATGGTATGCCCAGCGCTTTTGCAGCGGAAGCATTTGCCCTTAGAGGGACAGTCCTTCAAGGGATGCCCTGGAGTAGATCCACACATCCTGCATCTCCTTACTCGTGATTTCTTCGGTGTAGCTCTCAACTTCACCATTTTGTCACGAGGGTTCGGCTTAGCTTGGGTTGGAACCCCCGATGGTCGAACCGTAACGACCTTCGGCTTGCCCGGTAAGCTACTTGTTGGGGACAGGGAATCGCGTACGACACCTGACGCTGCCTGTTGCTGCACGGGTCCGGGTAAATTTGTAA